TTAGTAATACCTCTCAATACTACCGGAGCTTTTAAGATTTCTATCTTGTCCCAGGTGCTTATTTGTCCGCCAGCGCCTAGTATAAAATGTTGTAAAATAGGGTCGTAGTCCATGCCTTTTCTTTCATATCTGTATTCTGAATCTGTAGAAAAAATATTATTAACTTCAATAGAGTCAATTTTTTCTATTAAAACATCTTTTGTAACTTTATAATAGTCTCCTGTCGAATCCACTCTGTATTTTAATATACTATCAAATACATCTTTTAATTCTTTAGGAACAATTTCATAAGGACTAGGTGGAGGAGGAGGATTTTTAATTGACTCTAAATACTTATATTTTTCCTCTGTCCAAACAGCCCCGTATTCGCAGTTTATATAATTAGGAAACCACGGGCCTCCTTCGGTATAATGAATAGCTTTAGGTTTACCGTTGTCTGGTTCCTTATACCATCCTACTAGCCAATTCCATTCTGGACTTAGTGCGCCAATTTCCTCGTCTTTTAACCACTGAAATCTATGAAGAAATGCTCCTGTGGCTCTGTTGACTAAATCAGGTGTAAGTGCTGCGTTTGAAGGATGCCCGCAATTAAATAGTATCAAACTACTCCAATTTTTTCTTGGATATACATGCTGTGTTTTTCCATCCATCTTAGTTGTGTTTTTTGGCTGATAGTCGTGTTGTACTACCATCACAGCATAGTCTTGATTTAAAGTAAGATTAAAAAGTTTTTCTACATCTTCTACAAATACAAAATCACAATCTACAAATAATGCCCAGCCAGTATAATTTGTCAACTGCGGTACTAAAAATCTTGTAAAAGTAAATTCAGTAGAACTAAGTGGATCGGCGTCTCGAGTATAAACTCCTGCTTCTTTTAATTCTTCTTGTTTGAGAGGAAAAACTTCGGCATTTTCATTTCTTGATAAAATAGAATGCTTACATACTTGATAAGCAATATCTTCTCTACTATCCCAACCTACGTATATTTTCATTTCCGTTCTATGTCCTCTTCTTTACAGTCGACACCATATTGAATTTCTACTATCTTTAGTGGAGTATTTGCTGGATTACACAATTGATGCCAATCAGTTTTTTTAATATGTAAACTTTGATGCTTATGAAATATTCCTACTAATTCCTGATCTGAACTTCTATTAATAGTATATACTTCAGCTGTTCCTTCTGCTATAAACCAATGTTCAGCACGATGCTCATGTTTTTGCATACTTAAACATTGACCTGGATTAACGGTTAGTTCTTTAACTTTAACTTCTTTACCGTTTTCGTGTAGCACTCTGTAATAGCCCCATGGACGCTCTGTTTTAGGCGACTTCCATTCTTCTAGTATCCAACTACTAGAGTTCTTTTTATCTTCACCACCGACACCAAACACAAACTCTAGATTACTATCTACAATATCCATTTCTGGAATATTCGATGCTGTGCGATCGCCGCCATTGGCAAAAATAATAGGATCTTGTGGATAGCTTTGTCTAACCATCCATATTGCGTGTTTGGCAGTGTTATCCTTGTCGTCAAAGTCTATAACAAAGTCTACACCTTTGATGTTTCTTATAATAGCAGTACGTTCTAGCAAAGGCATAAAATTACGCCCTTTTTTACGAGTTAACCAATCATCAGAATTAACCCCTACAACTAGCAGGTCTCCTAATTTTTTAGCCGCTTGAATATAAGAAATGTGGCCCGAATGTATAGGATCGAACCCACCTGTAATCAGCACAATTTTTTTCATGCTGATATTTATATTGGTTTATAGTGTAGCGTCTTCCATTCCGGCTACACGTAACTTAATAATATTTGATAGTTGCCACTGTTTGATATCCAGGGCTTTGGTTATTCCTAACCACTTGTTTCTAAGTAAG